CATTTAATATGTTCTTTCTGAATAGATCCTGTAAACTGTTGCTTATACATCACTCTTACTGCTACGCTTAGATCTATCTTCCTCTCTTTGAATTTGTTTTTTAGTATTACTTTGAACATATATACCTTCTATATCTAATATTTTCTGTAATCTTTTAACATCTTTTAATAAAATTCTTATTAATGAATCTTGTTCTTTTATTATTAATTGATTTATTGTTTTAAATTGCATACTCTCTATATTCCTAGTTTACTAAGTTTTTTATTAACTTCTTTAAATGTTCCTGTTTTTTCCCATACATCGGCATAATCAACCATTAATATTTGAATTGCCTCTTTGTATTCTTTAATTGTTGGTTCTTTTAAATGATTATTAGTATCATTTGCCCTAAATAGTTTTTTATCCATACTCTCTATATCCTTTCTAAATTTTTTAAAAATGAGTAGGATATGACTATGCTTATAAATTTGAATAAATTCTTGTTATAATACATTAGACCATCATATCTAACTCATTTACAGGCAACGCCTGCCTAAAAGGCGACAGGCGTTAGCTAATTATTATATATCTTTCTTAATAGCCTCAATATCTAACTTCTGATTTTCTGCTAGTTTAATAACTAATCTCTTAACAAATTGAAGATCAGCATATGTAGACTTATTAAGATACATAGTCTTACTAGCTACATGATTAGCTCTTTCTTCTGGACTACGTTCTTTAAACATTGGTTTAGTTGTCATATTATTCTCCTTTCTGACAATTATTACTATCACTACGCATAGTGATAATTGGTTTATTATATTGATACCTCATCTCCTCGTCTCTCCTAGCTTGTAGGACAGATTCTTCAGGAAATGGAAACTCATACTGAAGTGTGATATAATTACCACACTTATCAGTATCACTTTCTACTATTTGTTCTATATTCATCATATTCTCCTTGAGGTAGTAAATATAACATATTGCACATACCAGCTAAACATACTAATAATCCTGTCCAAGTATATGGACTATGAATAGCCAGTATAATGCCTAACATAGATAAAACAAAACTAACTAATATACCAAGTAGTCTCATTATTTATCCTTATTTTCCGAGGTAATAGACTTATAGAAGCTATAACCTACATATCCACCTATTAACTGACCTATAATAACTATAGATAACCATATAGCTAATAGACTTAACACTATTGTACTTAACATATCTTCCTTTCTAGTGCCTTCAATAACCCTTGAATTAGCACTTATTTATGTATCTATTGACATTACAGCAATCAAGTTAGCTATATATATCAATAGGTTGAATCAATATCGGTAATCCATTAATCAATAGACAAGCTAGAGTTAATAGACTACCAATATATATTAACAGTTTAATCTTCCTGTTCGCAGGGCGTACAGGGAGAGTAAACAACACAACTAACAAACAATTATCAATTGCGACTTCAATAGAATCAAGCAATTTATAATTAAACAACAAAGACAAAATCTCTGATTTTGACAATGTTGAAATAAAGACAATCGGAACGATTGACAACAGTGAATTCGATGGGTTTTGAATTCACCCTCTGAAGATATCGATCTTGATCGATTCTTCATATAGGGGGGTTTAACACGAATACCTTCCAATAGGGGGGTTTAATTAACAATAAAGGAGACAACAATGGCAGTAATTCCTATATTCAGAGCAGGAAAAGTAGGTTTTAAAATGTTAAAATCTCTTTATAAAGGTGGAGGATGGGCTAAAAAAAAGACTATTAATTTAGCTTCTACAGTAACTAATCCTACCCTTAAAAAGGGACTAGCAGGAACAGGTAAAAAACTTGTTTCTACAGGAAAACATTTAAGAAAGTATCATAAACCATACGCAGGTATGGCTGGTGGTGCAGCAGCTTGGGACTTTTTAGATAACGACTAATGGCAAAAGCACCTAAGTGGGGTGTTAATACCTACGTCAAAAGAACTAGACCAAGCATAGGCAGGCATAAAAAACGACTAAACAAGCACGAAACGTATAAAAAATACAGAGGACAAGGCAGATGAGAAACTACTTAATGCACCCAGTGATCAAAGCACTTTCAGCAAAAACTTTAAAAAAGACCTGGAAGAAGCGTGATCAATTTAGCAAAAATCTAAAAGATCCGAAATTTCGTGCAAAAGCAAAATTAAAGGATTATAAATCGGTTTTATAATGAAAATACCTAAATTAAAATTTAAAAAAAAAAGAACTAAGAAACAAAAAAAAATTGCAGATTCTTATGAAACTGGTGAACGTTTAGTTGGAAAATATCAAAGAGATTTACCAGAAAAAACATATTTAGCAGCAATGAAATGGTTTAAATCATGAGCAAAAGTTTAGAAAAATTAGCAGATAAGATGATTCGACTGTCTCCAGAGGAGCAGCAGAAGCTACAATTAATTATAAAAGCTAAATTACTGCCAGAAATGGCGAAAAAACAACAACAGGGTTTATTACAACAAGCTAATAACCCACAAATGGCAGCAATGGGTCAGCGTCCAGGTGGACAAATGCCTATGCCGACTACAAGAGATGCTGCAATGAGAGGACTATTAAGATGAGTACACCATTATGGGCAATTAAAGGTATGAATAAAATATTTGGCTTTAGTTCCAAAGCTATAAAAACATTTAAAGCAGATAAAGCTGGTGGTAAAGCGTGGACAAAAATTAAAACAACAGGTGAAAAAGTACCTAGTTGGGTAAAATCAAATTTAAAAGCTATAAAATCTCCTATAGGTAAATTTAATACTAAAGCATACAAGCATGTTACAAAACATCCAATTAAATATACTGCAGGAGCTACTGCTATAGCAACTGCTGGTGTTTATAGTAAACATCAAAAACTAAAAAAAGATGGAACACATGCTAGACTTAAAAAAGAACTTAAAAAGAAAGGATATGTATAATGCCACAAGTAGGAAAGAAAAAGTTTGCATACACAAAAGCTGGTAAGAAAAAAGCTAAAGCATATGCAAAGAAAAAAGGAAAAAGATAATGACTAACGTTAATGGGAATTATAAAAAAAATCTACCTGCTAAATATAGCAAAGTAACTGCTGCTAAAGGTAAGATTAAAACATGGGCAACTGGCATGAATAAGAATATGTCTGGGCAACAAAGATTCCTAGGCAAAACTCTACCTAAGACTTTATGGAAAGTTGCTAAGTGGGGTTTTAGAAATCCTATAACAGCTACAGCTTTAACATTTGCACCTAAAGTTATTAGTAAGGCATATAAGAAAGCCGATAAAGGTTATTCTTTTGCTAAGTTTAGAAATTGGGATAAAAAAGGCAGAAAGATAATTTAATGGTTGACGAAGATAAAACATACGAAAACGAAATAGAAAAATCAGTAGAACAAAAACCTTCTGATAAACCTAATACATGGGGGATTAATAAAAATCCTGACCATGGTGGTAAAAGAGAAGGAGCTGGTAGACCTTTCGGAGCTAAGACTAAGAAGCTGTGGAAATCTATGGAAGAAATGGCAGTTAAATACCAACATTCTCCTTTAGATTATCTTCTATCTGTGTTAAACAATCCTGCAAGTGCACCTGAACGTAAATTATACGCAGCTGAAAAAGCAGCACCTTATGTTCATCCACGACTAGCAAGTACAACATCTAAGATAGGATCTGATGAACCAATCGAAATCAAAGTCCAATGGCAAAAAGAAAGTTAAGATAATTGAGGTTCCATATAAACCTCGAGAATATCAAAGAGCAGTTCACGATAACTTAAAAAGATTTAGTGTTCTAGTTTGTCATAGACGATTTGGTAAATCAGTATTATCAATTAACGAATTAATAAAAACAGCAGCAGGTAAACCTAGAAGTTTATGTGCATTTATAGCTCCCACATATAGACAAGGTAAATCTATAGCTTGGGAATATTTAAAATTTTATACGAAGCCTCTAATGCATTGGGGTGGTAGTAGGAACGAGACTGAATTAAGAATAGATCTTTTTAATGGATCACGTATTCAAATATTTGGTGCAGATAATCCTGACTCAATTCGAGGAATGGGATTTGATGGAGTAGTCTTAGACGAATACGCTATCATGTCTCCTAGAGTTTGGACAGAGATTATCAGACCTGCAGTGGCAGATAAATTAGGATGGGTTTTATTTATCGGTACACCAATGGGTCATAATCAATTCTGGGAAGTTTATGATTATGCCTTAAGAGGTCATAAAGATTGGTATGGGAAACTATATAAATCTTCAGACACTAAAGTAATTCCAGATGAGGAACTGGAGCAGGCACGTTCCATTATGACACCTGAACAGTATGAACAAGAGTTTGAATGCTCTTTTACTGCAGCAGTGTCTGGAAGTTATTATGGTCGACTGATAACCAAAGCTGATAATGATGGAAGAATCGGCTACGTGCCTGTAGATGAAAATGTAGGTGTGGAAACTTGGTGGGATTTGGGGATCGGAGACAGTACAGCTATTTGGTTTGCACAAAGAGTTGGAAAAGAAGTACACCTCATTGATTATTATGAGACAAGTGGAGAAAGTTTAGCACATTATGCTGATATGTTATCTGAAAAAGATTATGCTTATTCAAATCATATAGCACCTCACGATATAATGGCTAGAGAATTAGGAACTGGAAAATCTAGATTAGAAGTAGCAAACGAATTAGGAATAGATTTTGAAGTAGCTCCTAAATTAGAAGTTGATCATGGTATAGAATCTGTGAGAAACACATTGCCTGAGTGTTGGTTCGATAGAGAAAAGTGTAAAGTAGGATTAGACGCATTAAGGCAATATAGAAAACAATGGGATGAGAAGAATCAGGTTTTTAAGAATAAACCTTTACACGATTGGTGTTCACACGCAGCAGATGCTTTTAGATATGGATGTGTTGCAGAACCAATTGATACAACAGCATGGGATAAACCAATTAACATAGACACGAAATACGTAGTATGAATAAAATATTATTAATAATAAGTTTACTTATGTTTACTTCATGTGTATCTGTAGGACCAAAATGTACTTACACACAAGAAGGAACAAAAATTAAATCATGGATCTGGTTTACAAAAGAAGTACCAGCAGATCTAGATAAAATGAATTGTAATTAATGAAAAAATCACAACAAGAAATATTATCAATACTAGCAAGAGAAATACATAGTTCATCAGGATATATTGGTGGAGAGCTAGTATCGAGAAGAAAGAAATCATTAGAATATTATTTAGGAATGCCTCTTGGCAATGAACAAGAAGGGCGTTCTCAAGTTGTTTCTAATGATGTAATGGATACAGTAGAAAGTTTAATGCCATCTCTTATGAAGATATTTACTTCAGGAGATAATGTATTTGAATGTGAAGGTACTGGACCTGAAGATGAAGAAATGGCTAGACAATGTTCTGACTATTTAAACTATATCTTCTTAAAAGAAAATAATGGATTCAAATCTTTATATACAGCATTTAAAGATGCACTTATCCAAAAGAATGGTATCTTAAAAATTTATTGGGATAATTCCCAAAAGACTGAAAGAGAAGAATACACAAGATTAACAGATGATGAATTTGATGATTTAGTTTCAGATCCACAAGTTAAAGTTTCAAACCATTCAGAATATGAA